ATGCTATCATTTTCTCACGCACGCGGAAGAGATATAAATGGATATCTCCCCGCCCGCCTCGTTGAAGGCACCAAGTGGTACATCGAGTTCTACAGCTTCGACCCGGATCTGGACTCCCTCCGGAGGAAGCGGATGTACGTCCCCCTTATCTCCCCGAAAAGCGCCCGCCGGCTATACGCCCAGGAGATGGCGCTGAATGTGAACGGCCGCCTGAAGAGCGGCTGGAATCCGTTCCTGCGACTGTCCGATCCGAAGGAGTACACCGCCTTTGAGGACGTCTGCGACACGTACTGCCGCTATATTTTCCAGCTCACGAAGGAGAGCATCCAGCGGGTGAAGACTTATAACGGCTATACCTCCTACATGAACTGCTTCCGGAAGTGGAACCGGGAGCAGCCGAAGCCAGTAGTGTTCACCTACCAGCTGAAGGCCTCGGTCATCGACGCCTTCCTGGACTGGCTGTGGGTGGAGAACGGGAAGGCCGTCCGGACACGTGACAACTATCTGTCCTGGTTCAAGACTTTCGTGAAGTGGATGATGTCGAAGGGGTATATCTCCGAGGATCCTACGGCCGGGCTCCAGATGATCCGCGGGCACCGGAAGGCCGAGAAGAATCGCACGGTCATCCCGAAGGAGGCGATGCTGCGCCTGCGCTCATATCTGGAGGAACACGACCGGCACTTCCTCCTGGCGTGTTATGTCCTGTACTATTGCTTCGTGAGGCCCCGGGAGATGTCGTACCTGAAGCTTTCCAATATAAATATAATGAAGGGGACGATCTTCATCCCCGGGGCGGTGTCGAAGAACAAGAAGGACGCGGTGGTCACCATTCCTGACCACGTGATGAAGCTGATGCTGGACCTCGGCATCTTCAGCGTTCCGTCGGACTGCTATATCTTCAGCCATGACTGCCGTCCAGGGGCCGATTACCGGCTGCCGAAGTATTTCTGCGACGTGTGGAAGAAGGTGGCCACGGCTCTGAAGTTCCCGCCGGAGTGGAAGTTCTACAGCCTGAAAGACACTGGAATCACGGACCAGATAAAGAGCGGACGCGACCTGATCGAGGTGCGCGACCAGGCGCGGCACTATTCCCTGGAGCAGACGGATATCTATACTCCGATGGCGAGCAAGGAGGGGAACCAGGCGCTCAGGAAGTACGAGGGCTATTTTTAACGGAGAAGGACGGCCTCAAAGGTCGTCCTCTTCCATCATCTTCATCACTGCCTCGTCGAGAACCTTGCCGGCGCTCAGGCGGTGCTTCTTCAGGTAGTTCCACACGATGGGGCGGATCCGCAGTGACGTGGTCCGTCTTTTCTCTTCTTCCGGCAGCGCGGGCCTGCCTGTGTACGTTCTCTGTTTATCCATATCTCTCTATAAAGTAGTGCCCCTCCCCCTCTTATCTTTGCACCCCTCTGCAAAGATAGCGGATTTTGTTAATAAATGCAATACTTTTATTAAAAAAGTCTTTACGCCGGAAGTTCCGGATGGTCCAAGATGCCGGAAAATTTGTGCTTTTGCACTTTGGGGGATAAATCGCTGTCAATCAGTGCCGCAGTGCAGCACTATCCGTTTGTGCTGGGGCGGGGAGCGGGGTGTGCTGATGAAAAAGAGGCGCCCGGCCAGGGGTGGCCGGACGCCTCAAGTGTCCCTGCGGTCTCGCATTCCGCATTGCAAATTTAGCAACTTTATTTCGATTTTAGAAAGATATCTGCCTTTCTCCTTTCCATTTCTTCCTTCACCCTGGCGCTGACGTAGGGCTCCAGACGGTTCCGGATGCTCCGGAGCTCATTTGCCAGAAGCGTCCGGCTCATTCGGCCAGACGCTCCGGTGGATAGTGTGATCTCGATGTCGCAGTATATCTCCTCCAGGAGTGTCATTTCATTCTGATGATGTCGATTGTGAGACGGGCGCCGATGTATGGGCTGATGTTCCAGGATCCGGCGTAGTCGAAGGCGACGCCGCCCTGGATGCCGATGTGCAGCGGTCCGGTGTTGTAGCTGGTCTCCAGGCCGACGAGGGAGACTGACCGGACGGGGCGGATCCCGTCGAGGTAGGAGGATGCTGTTGCGGAGAGCAGCCAGCCGTTGTAGGGCTTGTATTTTGTGTTGGAGACGAGCCGCTCCGGATAGGATACCTGGAGGTGCTGCAGGGATGGCTGTACGCCGAGCAGTTGTGCTGAGTATTTCCCCCCTCCGGAGAGGGTGCCGGTGATGGTTACGAGATCGGGGGCGATCTCGACGGCGGAGCTGTCGGGAGTAAAGACCACCTCCTCGGCCGGGACGGATATCGGTGCGGTATCCTGCGCCTTGGTAGTGGAGACCGTGTCCACGGCCGGGGAGGCCTCGGCGGTTCTCCAGACTGTGACCGTATCGGTCGCCGGCTTGTCGTCCGTCCCGGTCCACGCCCGGTGAAGGGCAGCGCCGCTCAGGGCGCCGAGGATGTAGATCAGGATGACGGCGACGGAGAGGAGGATGATCTTATTTTTCAGTGTCATCGTCATGGTCTTTTAGGTCGTTTTCAAAGTCCAGGCCCGTATCTTCCTTCATCCTGCGTGAGAATGCGCGACGGAACCAGAGGAAGATGTTGTGGCCAGTGATGACGGAGGCGTTTTCCAGCCAAGACCAGAGCTCCGCGCCGCAGACGTAGGCGGTGAAGTAGTTGGCCAGGTGGAGAGGGTCTTCCAGTTGGAGGACCTGGGTGTCCAGCTGGAAGAAAAGCACGATGCCGACCAGGCCGAAAACGGTCTTGTAAACGGTGCGCCAGAGTTTCTTCGATGAGAAGCGGAAGCGCTTCCCGCGCCGGACCTTGTCGGCCCAGACTCCTGTCACGAAGTCGATGACGATGAAGATGAGCAGGTTGTAGAATAGTTTATCAAGAGGCTGAAAGTGCAGCACGGCGGCGTAGATGAGACCGCTCACGAACTTGGCTATCTTGGAGCTACCGACGGAGGAGATGAAGGGAGTCATTTGTCTGTTGTTTTTTGCAAACTTAGACAAACGACCCCTTCTCCGATAGGACAGCGGCGGGGTGTTTTATTCCCCCAGTGCGGCTTTGGCAATGGATTTCGCAGCGGCCCTCCAGCCTTGCATTTCGTTGAACTCCTGAAGGGTTTCCTGGTTGTCCGGATCAGCCAGGTAGTTGTTCTGCACGGCGCTCATCTTGTCCGCCGGGTACCGATGGGTGATAATGGCGTCTACGATGCCGCTGTAGTTAAAGTGTCCGGGTCGGATCTGTATCTGCTCCTCCAGGGAGGAACCATCGGGCTGGGTGGTGTCGATGTAGATGGTAGCCTGCCGCTGACGGAATCTGTTGAAGGAGAACTCCACTTTCTTCAGTTTTGAGGTCGGTGTACTCATATTCTTGCTTATTTAATAGGGTTTTGACTTGATATTGGCTCCAAATCTTGACGGTATGAGGCGCTTCGATATAGCAAACTTGCCAAAAATTCGGCAGCGTTGCAAATAATTTCTGTGCGATGTTACGGGACGCGGCGTGTGAGAGTGAGATTTACATAGTACAGACGCTTCTCCCCTTTCGGTGAGTAGAGTGCCTGTGTGAGTTGAAAAAGCGCGTCCATTATGTCCAGCATTATCTGCTGGCCTATGCATTGTCCAGACAGAGTTCTCGGTATGCGATCCACCATCGGGCAGATCAACTCATCCCTGAGAACTTCCAGAAGTCTATATGCTGAAGACTGCCTGCTCCTCATAAGTTTTTTTATTTCAAAGGTGCCTGCGGGCGTCAAAGCCCGCAGGCGTAAATTCAAAAATTAAAATGCTGCGACGGCGCGGACGACGTAGGTGCCGTACTTGTAGCCGCTGACGAAGCCGCCGCTCCCGAAGTGCACGAACCAGGCGTAAAACGCCGAGTACTCCAGCGAACTCCAGAAGTTCGTCGCCGTGAAGCGCGAGAACAGGTTCGCCTGCACTGCTTCGGAGAAGATCGCATTCTCAGCACCGTCGTATCCCTTGCTGTGGTACCAGTACAGACGGGCGAGGTCGCCGGCGGAAGGGAGTCCCCACTTGCCGGCCTTAAACCGGTCGGCGAGGACCTCTCCGGAGCGGAGGATGGTCGGCTCGTAGGCATGGGCATAGGATGGGGCCGGGTAGTAGAACTGCGCGTACTTGCTGTCTCCGGACTCCGCCTGGATGGCGGAGATCAGGCGGACCAGGGCCTCGCGCTCCGTCTCGCTGGCGGATGCTGCGGGGATGTCGTAGCCCAGCTCGCCGAGCACCTCGTCTCGGTGGTCGATGATGAGGAGCGTCTCGTAGAGCGAGAACGGGATCCGGTCGCCGGCAGCGTAACCATGGAAGGCGCGGGGCAGCGTCGTGAAGCCGATGTGCGAGACGGCCGTGCCGGCATCGAACTTCCGGAAGCCGTCGGCGTCTCCGGTGTCGGACTCGTCGCGGTAGGTGGCATCCGAGATATAGTTGGCGGTTCCTCCTTCGGTGGTGACTACCACGCCGCTGGTCCCCACGTCGGTCATCGGGGTGTTGTAGGCGTCGTACCCTGACTCCAGGACGATATCAGGAACTCCGTACTGGGCGTTGTTGTACAGGCCCCAGTAGTTACCTCCTACGGCGTTGCTCATGGCCACCATCATGCGCTCGGTCGGGTCTTCCGGATTGACATAATAACAGATGCCGATGGGCGTCTTGGTGCCGTCGTTGATATCGGAGTAGGAGCCGTCCGCGAAGACGTAGTCACCTACGCGGGCGGAGCGGTCATAGAGGCGCAGGGTCTTGCTCGCCTGCATGGTAGTGCCGTCGATGAGCGTCACCGTGGCGGTGAGGGTGGCAGTCGGGCCCGTGCCGTCCGCGTTCTCCTGGCCCAGCGACGTGGCCGTCACGATGCCGGTCTCCGCGTCCACGGTGGCGTAGGCGTTGCTGGACAGGCTCCAGGAGATCCCTGTGAACTTGTTGCCATACGGCGTCGAGACGCCGCCGACCGTGGCCGGCGTCAGGTCGAAGGCGTGGGCTCCGGTGGTGCGGACATTGGAGTCGCCCGTGATCAGCACCTGGACCAGGTCGCGCTGCGAGTAGGTGAGGTAGAGCGGGTTCGACGCATCGTCCACCTGGCCCCACTTCTCCAGGAAGCGCTTCTTGAGGTCGAAGGTGACGGAGGTGTTAGCGCCGGCGATGGACGCCGTGCCGGTGAGCGTAGAGCGCGAGAGGCCTACCAGCCAGTCCATCAGCGAGGCCTGGACATCCGTCCAGTCGATATTCTCGGCTGTGAAGGATACCAGCGGCGCGTCGGCCTGGTAGGCCTGGGCGACCAGGCTCTGGAGGTCGAAGCTGCCGGTGTCTCCCGTGAAGGACATAGACTGCATGTAGTCGAAGCCCTCGACGGTGAGCGTCGCGAGGTTCGGGGTGTTCGCCACCACCACCTCGGCGAGTTTCGAGGGGAGGTGCGCCTCCGTGAGCGTCTCCGACTCAGGCAGGACCACGCCCACGATGCCGGTGCCGCGCAGATCGACGGACTGGAGCCGCGTCTGGGCGCCCAGGGAGCACTCGCCGGCGATGAGCTCGCAGCCCTTCAGGGAGAAGGTCCGGAGGTTCGGCGCCACCACCTGGACGGAAGACGGACGGAACTGCGCCGTCTGCCCTTCGCCCGGCTCCGCGATGAACTCCACCAGACGCTCGCCGGAGACCGTGAAGGCGTAGGCGGGGTTGGTGGACAGCGCCGCGACGTTACCCACGGAGCGCATGTAGTTGATGCCGGAGAGTTTGCAGGAGGTGTCGCCGATGATGGTGCCGATATTGAACTGGTAGCCCTCGGCGCCGTAGGGATGGCCGGCGGCATCCACCAGGCGGCCGCCGGGAGCGAGCCGCACGTGCGGGTTCACCAGGGAGCCGCCGGTGGCGCCGGTCGGGTAGAGCCACTGGTGCGTCTTGATGGTCAGAACCATCGGAGCGTCGGATCCTTCCACGGTCCGCATCCCTCGGATGGAGAGGGAGCCGTCGGTGCCGGATGCAGAGAACTCACCGTAGGCGGCGTAGGAGGAGAGGTACACCAGGCGGCGCGTGATGTACTGCTTCTCCGCCTCCAGCTGGTCGCCCAGGGACTGCGTGATGGGGTTGATGCCGTCCGGAGCGGTGAACTCGTTGCGGGCGACGGCCAGCTGCGCGGCTTCGTACCGGATGCGGGCGGTCTCGTTGTAGGCCACGGCCGGGAAGTACTCCTGGATGGCGTAGAAGTACTTCTGGAAGCAGCCCTCCGGGGTCTGCGGCACGGCGTTCCCTGCCCGGTCTTTCACTCCGGATCCCACGAGCGCGGCCATGGTGCTCAGGACGGTGTTCATCATCTGCGGCAGCGCCTCGGCATAGGCCAGCTCCGTGAGCTTGAACAGGACATTGTACTGACCCTCCCAGAAGGTGTTCCCGGCGTCGTCGGTGTCGTGCTCCTCGATGTAATAGGGCTTGAGCTGCCAGCCGGTGTTGTTTGTCCGGAGGATGGTGTCCAGGTCGTCCTGGTGGCAGTGGATCTTGAGCGTCACGGGATCCAGGACGTAGTAGGTGTTCTTGCTCCGGTTGTCGGTGCCGGCCACCAGCTTCGAGTAGGTCTGATGGAGTTGGAGCGACAGGACGGAGAAGTAGTTGGCGGCGCCGGCTTTCCACCGAGCGACACGGGCTGCGATGAAGTCCTGGTTCATGGACTCCCAGATGGACGTGTCGGCCACGGGCGTGTCCTCCATCAGGTTGATGGTGTCCCAGGTGTCGCCGGTCTTCGTCAGGCCTGCCGGCACCCACTCGGTGACGTCGTTGTTGGAGGCGTCCTTGCCCTTGTAGTCCAGGCGGAAGAGGTCGAACTTCGCGGCGGTGGCGCTCGCCTGCGTCACCCAGTAGAAGAGCTTCGTGTTCACGGTCGGGTCCCCCTTCAGGTCTTCCAGGGTACCATCGTAGAAGGTGATGAGCGGGTTCCAGCGGAAGCAGTAGTTCCACGCCGCGGCGTACTTCGCGACGATCTCGGCGACCGGCGTCTCCACGGTGCGGCCGTTGGCGTCCTCGGACTCCTCGGTGCGGCCGAAGTCGAAGTCGATGTTACCCTCGCCGTTATACTCAAAGTACTCCTCGTTGTGGTTGTAGCTCACCTCTTCGTCTCTCCATGGCACGCGCTGGTCCGTGAGCGGGAAGTTGTTATCCGCTCCCTCCATCATGGCCATCATGGGGAAGTCGGTCTCGTTATAGCCCCAGGTGGGCTTGTCGGCCTTGCCGGGGCCGAAAGTCATCAGACCCTGGAAGACCGGCGAGGTGTCGGTGTCGCGCTGCACGAAGTAGAGCACCGGGAGCTCGGGGACCGTGACGCGGGTGTTCTCGTAGCCCTCCTGCTTGGGGATGCTCCAGTCGGAGACGATGCGCATGTACAGGTCGTTGTACAGGTTGCAGGCCCCGGCCTTGTGCGACTGCATCGAGGAGGCGTAGTTGATCTTGCCCACGAGCTTCTTCGCCCAGGGCAGGCCGTCGTACATCTGGTACTTCTGGCCATGGTCGTCGCCATTCAGGTCCACGAAGGAGCCCTCGCCCTTGGTGGGCCACTGCCACTGATCGTTCCACTCGTAGTAGTGCTTCGCCGTGGTGCCCTGGCCCTTGTTGCGCATGGAGGTGAGCGTGCCGGAGTGGGCGCGGTCGATGTCGCCGTTGGAGTCGCGGAGCTGGATGTACAGGGATCCGAACTTGTCGGCCTTGGTGTCCTGGTTATGTCCGGAAACCGGCTCACCGTGCCAGACGACGACGTTGTACTTGGCGGCCGCCTTGGCGTAGGAGACCACGCCGTCCTGCATGATATCGTTCTCCTGCTTGAAGCGGATCTTGTCGGCAGCTGCCGGCATGGTGGAGACGTAGTCCTGCATGATATCGTCAGCGGACAGGGCCTTCTGATAGATACGGATGCCATAGATATCAATATCGGCTCCGTCCTGACCGATACGGATGCCCAGGGATGAAGGATTGCCGCCGGCGTCGTTCTGCCAGAACTCGTTGGCGCGGGAGTGGTCGAAGAGGAACTCGCGGTTGATAATGCCGTTCACGAAGACGCGCACGTAGCTTACCTGTGTCTCGTTGGCCGCAGCTGCTCCCAGGTTGTAGTAGCAGTTGATGGCGATGTGCGTGCGGACGCCTTCCCTCCAGGCGAAGTTCTGCTGGCCGAAGGTGCGCTGCGAGCGGGTCATGAAGACACCCTCCAGCGGTTTAATCTCCAGACCCAGCGGCAGGCCATCGGCGGCCAGGTAGGAGCACATCCGGATGATGGGGTCGTCCTCGTTGGTGATGTTACTGACGGCCATATCCAGCTCGATGGTGCAGGATGCCTGCTGGTTGTTATACCTTCTGCCTGCATCTATGAAGGCCTGGTAGGGTTCGTATCCGGTGATATCCAGATACTGGCCGGCGCGGGCGCGGAAACACTTCTGCCCGTTGGCGTCCGTCACCCAGCAGTCGTTCTGGAAGCCGAAGTTGCGGAAGGTGGCGGCCACCAGGGTATTCCCCTGTGCGGCGTTCAGGATCCTCGCAGGGTTGTCTTCGGTGTTATTCCTCTGTTTGGGGTTTAGGAAGAAGTCCACTCCGGAGGTCGGGGCGAAGTTCACCGAGTTGTCCACGGTGATGAGCTTCACGTCCGAGCCGATGGACGGGGTGAGCATGTCCACGCCGTCGGAGGTCACGCGGAGATAGGTGGCGATGGATGCGGAGCCGTCACCCTCGACCTCGATGGTGTTGTGCAGGGTGTACTGGACGCCGTTCTCGGCGATGGCCTCGTAGTGCAGGTACTCCGCCGTATTGGCGTAGTTGCCGACGGTGAAGGTCAGGGGGACGAACTCTCCGGAGGGAGAGTGCACGCCGTACTGGAGGATGTCCGTGGTGACGTAGTTCTGGGCCGAGGAGATGACCCCCTGCAGGAGCAGGTAGGCGCTGGTGTCTGTGGGATCGCAGTCGATGAAGATTTGCGAGAAGATGTGCTCGGACTGGATGGTGGAGTCCGCGGACGCCTGGAGCCATGCTTCGATGGTGTGGACGCCATGGACGCTCATGACCTTGCATGCCTCGGATGCGATATCCTCCAGCGTGTAGCTGAAGGGGTTATTGCGGCCCGTATAGGCCGCGATGGTACTGTTCGTCAGGATGATCTCGCGGGTGGACGCTGCGCCTCCGGAGGTCTTTCCTGAGATGACCAGGTGCAGCTCCTTCTCCACGGCGCCCAGGAGGATATAGCTCAGGATGGTGGAAGCGCCGGCGCCGCCCTGGATGGCGTTCTGCCAGCTGGAGATGAACTCCACGGAGAGCTGCGTCTTCACCACGGAGTCGAAGGTGAGCCAGGTACTGTCCACATGTGCGTCGGTGTCCGTCACCCTCAGGCGCAGCTGCTGGTCTCCGTCCAGGAGGTAGCTGCTGATGTCCACCTCGCGGTAGCTCCCGGACTCCCAGCCCAGTGGGGTGAAGGACAGCTCGGCCACGGTGAGCCATTCGGTGTCCGTGGAGAGCTTCCGCTGGATAAGCAGGGTGCCGTCGTGGCCGGTGTCCTCAGAGACGCCGTCGCGCGTCACTACGGAGGTGTAGCGCAGATGAAGGATCACGGTGCCGTCGGTGGAGATGATGTGGTCGCGGTTGTCGGAGGTCAGGAGACGGACCGCCGGGAGGTCGGAGTCGGAGAGGATGGTCATCTCTATGGTGCCGTCGTCATTGGGCGAGTACTCGACGCCGTTGCGGATGATCTTCTTCACGCCGTCCTGGTTTGCCTGGATGGCCCGGATGATCTCCCTGAACTCTTCAGCGGTGAGCTCGCCTTCCGGGGTGGTCCCCTCGTTATCTACTTTCGAGAGGTACTTGGTAAGGTCTATTTTTGCCATGTTGTAAAATGATTATGATCCGAAGGTGAAAGGGAACACCAGGGGGAAGCCCCGGCGCTTGGAGGAGTCGCGGGTGGCCACGAGCGTGTAGCCGTCGTAGATGGCCAGCAGCTTCTGCTTGCGCATGTCTCCGTAGATGCGGTAGATGCGGCCGTACTCGAGGGTGCCGGCCGCCTTTCGGGCGTCGTATTCGTCCTGGGTCAGCTGCGATCCGTGCAGTATGTCCTGCTCCAGGGCCGCGAGGTCCAGGAACAGGTTCGCTCCGTCGTAGATGGCCACGAGGTGAGACTTCTGCTGGTCTTCGTAGATGCGGTAGAACTCGCCGTCGGTTATCTCCCCGGCGGCGAGCTTCGCCTGATACTCGGCGAGGGTGAGCCGCTCGCCGGTCACTCCCCGGGAGAGGATCTCGTCGATCTGCTCGGCCGTGAAGATACTGGAGTAGGTTTTTCTCTTTGTCATGTCTCAGTCCTCCTTCACTTCAAAGACCCTCCCGTCGGCCGTGATGATGTAACGGCCCAGAAGGTCGGTGTAGTTGTATATCTCCTCCAGCTCGCTGATGCCGATGACGGCGGGGGTGAGCAGCTGCACGTCGAGCGATGCAGTGGGATGGGTGACGACGCCTGCCACCAGCGAGAAGGCCAGCAGCGCCGCCGTGATGCGCGAGCGTGGCAGCATCTGAGCCGCCACCTTCGGCGCGGGATGGACGGCCACCAGGTCCACGCTCAGCGTCGTGGACCTGGCAGCTGCCGACACCTGGTGAGGTGCGCCGATGAGCAGGACTTCCACCGTCATAGCTTAGGCCAGTATGAAGGGGAACACAAACTCGTCGGCCTCCTTCCGGAGGTTGTCGTGGAAGCGGTCGTCCGGGATGGATACCTCGCTGCGCAGTGTCAGCTGCCCGGGCTTGAGGTCCTTGGTGCAGAGACAGACGATGATATAGGGTTCCCCTTCCTCCGGCTCGACGATAGACGCCCCGGCGGTGTTGCTGGCCGAGTCGTCGGGGAACAGCTCGAAGACGGCAGAGGCCCCGCCGGCCGTGAAGGTGAGCTTGATGGAGGAGAGGTCCGTGATGTCGATAGGATCGGCAGCGGAGTCGAACAGGTCACTGAGGGAGACCTTCAGCACGAGATCCGAGGGGATAAAGATACGTTTGGGTGTCATATTCGTTGGCTATTTGTCCGCATACCTCCAGCTGAAGGTCACGGTGTTGATACTCTGGGATGATGCGAGGTTGACCGACGGGTTCTCGATGACGATGCGCCGGGAGCCTGCGCCGGGGACATAGTAGAAGATACGCCGGGAGAGGAGAAGGGACGACAGGACGACGACCGACTCGCGGCTCAGCGGCCCGGAGTTCTGCGTATAGACGCCCTTCCTCGTGGCCTTCACCCGCTCGATGGATGAGGTGCGGAAGGCGTTCTCGATCTCAAATTCCGGAGCGGCCGACAGCTTGCCGGTCATCGCGATGACGTCGTAGTTGCCGTAGTCGTTCAGGAAGAAGTACAGCTCGGCCGGCTGGCCCGTCACCCGATAGACCGGTGTGCGGACCTTCCTGGTCACGTACCCGGCGGCGGCTCCGTTCTCGTAGATGCGCTCCGTGGCTATCTCGAACTCCAGGTAGAAGGGCTCGCCCTGGCGGTATGGGAGGAGAGAGACGGGAACGTCCGCGGATACCAGGAACCCGTCGCCGTCGCCGATCGCGCCGGTATGGAGGAGCTGGCGGCGGGAGGCGGAGACAAACGTCACGTTGACGGGGGCGTTGGACAGGTTGTTATCCCGATAGACGGCCATGGGGATGCGTGCATCAGCCGGCAGGTCGATGCGGTCGAAGTCGGACATCTTCTCGAGGAGGTCCCTCTTGAAGGCGTTCACCCACAGCTCGTACTCGTCGGACGAGTTGTCGGCGTGCGTGACGGCGATCGTCAGATAGACGCCGGACTCCTCCGGATCCAGGTACCTCTCGACATCGTCGCCGAGCTCCGGCAGGGGGATGCCGGTATAGTACAGAATCAGGTCGCGGAGATCCAGGTGGATGAGCCCGTCCATGCCCGGCGTGTAGATGTTGTCGAGCATGGGGGTGCCGTCCGCCGAGATGGTGATCCTCGCCCGGACAGCGGTCTGGATGGTCAGGTCGGCCACCTCCTCGATGAACAGATGGCCGTAGTGCACCTCGGAGATATCCACGGTGCTGACGTCGATGCTGTCGTCGTTCTCTTCGTCCGCGATGGTCTGGATCTCCGTGAGTATCTGCACCGTCGTCTTGTCCGTCGTGTCTATCCGTTCAAGATAGACGGCGGCCTCCGGATAGACATCGAGGATGATTTCCTCAGCGGCCGTACCGGTGGCGGTCGCTTCGGAGGTGGACACCTCATTGATGGCGACGGTCCTGGTGGACTCTTCTTCGGTGAGCGTGAAGATTGGTGTGGCGGTTTGTATCATATTATTCGGTATTGTATGACTCGAAATACTCTTCGTAGTAGTGTGTAAATGAATACTCGCTCCAGCCATTATCCAGGAACCACTTGTAGTAACCGGAGTGCGTGACTACTTTCACGGACCGGCGGCGCACCTTCGCCTTGATGCCCGGGTACTGCGGCGTGTAGCCGGGCTTGTCGGCATCTGTGTAGTCCGTCAGGCCGTCGTTCTGTGTCACTCTCCGCCAGGATTGATACTTGCCCGTGGATGAGCCGTAGTCGAAGTACTTCTGGGTGGTGACCCTGCGCCAGCCGAGGTTGCTCGTGAAGGTGGGGTCGGTGATCTGCTCGGCATCGACGAAGTCCGCGAGCACCTGGAGTTCCGCCTGGCAGGCGGAGATACCGGAGTCGGAGATGTGGTACTTCAGCGACTTGATGAGCACCTTCGTGTAGTTCAGCAGCTTCGGCGTCCATGGATCCATCGTGGCGAGGATATGCAGCGGCAGGTCCAGCTGGCAGGTGATGGTCGGCGCGGCGTTCATCAGGAGGTCGCGATACTCGGCGAAGAAGGCCGGGGTCAGCGCCTCGGGGGTCAGGTCCACGTGGCTGGAGGATGCGACTTCGGCGCCGGACTGTGTGAAGCTGTACAGCGTGCCGTAGTTCTTCGTGCCGTCGTTGCCGACGTAGCATATCATCAGGGGCTGGTCCGCCTCGGTGTCCTTATCCTGTGTGTCGATATGGCGGCGGATGGTGTCGCCGATGAACGGCATGTACTCGCCGCCGTGCAGCACCATGGGGACGAAGGAGTCGTCGGTGGAGATCTCCTCCGTGTCCATCTCCAACTTCTTCCGGTAATAGTCGAAGCCGTCGGTGCCCACCATCGACGTCTGAAGGGAGGAGCCGGAGGTCTGCCGGTAGTAGTACTTGCCGAGGGGCTTGACGTGGAAGAGGCCGGTGCCCGCGATGGAGTCCACCGACAGGCACTCGACGACCGAGGAGTAGCGCGCCGCCAGCTCCTCCAGGGTGTCGGCGGCCGGCGCGGACTTCTCGATGTCGTGCTGGCAGGAGCAGCGCAGCGACGCGGGCGAGGGATGCGACAGGGTCAGACCCTCCCGGAGGAAGGGCGTCAGGTCGAGGTCCCTGGCGGACCGGATGACGTCGCGAAGGAGACGGATGGATACGGTCTTGTCCTTCACCGTCACGAAGGCGCCGAACTTGTCACGTATCCAGGATATCATGTCGCCTACCGTGACGGAGGGGACCATGTCCTCTTCGCGTAGGTGAAGGATATACATATACGTGTTGGGGTGGGCGATGCAGCCGTAGAGGATGTCGGCGGTGTTATGCAGCACGACCAGCGAGCTCAGGACGGGATCGGTCTCGAAGACGTTGGTGGTGACTTCGTACTGGCAGTACTCGAACATCTTGCGAAGGAGGGCGGACAGCTTCAGGAAGGGTGTCTTGCCGTAGTAGGCTCCGACGGAGATGCTCTCGTCGTTGACGGTGATGGTGCCGGTGTTGAAGGTAAGGGTGGAGCCGCCGACGTTGTTGTTCAGGACCGTGGTGATCCTGCGCGTGCTGCCGGTGGAGTCCGCCGAGGTGGCGTCCTCGGCGTCGGCAGCGACGGGGAAGAGCACGTAGTCGCCGGTCGCGTGGGTGGCTCTGTTGTTCAGGTAGTCGTCCCAGCCCGAATTGGTTATGACGATGTTCTTACCGCTGGCGAAGACGTCCCGGAGCTTGCGGTCCTGAAGGTCCGCGTACATCTCGCTCTCCTGGAGGGCGAGCGACGAGGAGACCCCGCTGTCGGCGCCGGCGCCGCCGATGATCAGGCGGCAGTTCTTGAAGAAGATGCCATGGGAGAGCGTGGCGGGGAACTGCTGGACGTAGCGTTTTGCGCGGTTGGGGTTCTCGGGGTATTCCAGGAGTTCGCGGTTGATGGGCGTGAGCGGTATCGACGAGGGGGTGGATGCCGTGCCCTCGGAGGAGAAGAACGGGTGGTTCGAGGTGATCTCGAACTTGAAGTCCTTGGGGAGCGCCAGCTCCCCGTTTTCGAGTCGCAGGTTCATCGCTTGAAGGATTTCAGGGAGGTGATGGAGGCGAAGCGGTCGCGCCGCGTCTTGGCGGTCTCGATGTCGGAGAGGACCACGTAGGCGGGGATGGGGTTGGCGTATATCTCGCAGAGGATGTCGTAGATATCACCGAGGCGGGAGTTGTACTCGGTCTCCTCCGGCGTGCCGGTGTAGCCGCCTTCGGCGAAGCCCGGGAGGGAGTGCTGCGAGGAGCTGCGGCGGCGTTTGTTCTCGATGCTGGCCACCATCCGGGCGACCTCCGGGTCGCGCATCTGCGGCTGCGGCACCACGTACTCGCCCCGGTGGACGATGCCCGCGGGCTCCAGGCGGCCGCCGTCGCCGGTGTAGCCGCCCTCGGAGAAGCCCACGGTGCCCTCCGTGGCGGGCTCGGAGGACGCGGAGGAAGAGGCGGAGGCGTTCTTGATGGCGTTGCGCTGGGCGATGATGACCGCCACCTGCGCGGCGGTGGTGGCCGCGATGATGCCGGCCATGATGCCGCCGGCGACAGGGCCGAGGTCCGCGAAGGCGCGGATGGCCGCCACGGCACCGTCGGCGATGGTCTTGGCGATGTTGATCGCCATGTCGATGTCGGCGTACTTCTTCTGGATCTCGAGCTTCTTCGCTTCGGCCTCCTCCTCGATGCGGGTCTGCTCATCGGCGTTGTCGCCGGCCAGGGCCAGCTCCTTCTCCTTCCAGGCTTCCACCTCCTGGTACTCCGCCTCCTGCATGGCCGAGGTCAGCTCGGACATCTGGGCGAGCATCTGGGAGGCGACGCCGAAGGCCTGCGTCCAGGCCTCGGTCTGGATCTCGACGTTGGACCTGGTGTACTCACGGATGAGCTCCTGCTTGCGCTTCTGGAACTCCTCCTCACTGATGAGCTGGAGGTCGTACATCCGCTGCAGGTCGGCGCTGTCGCTCTGGAACTGGCGGGAGTTCTGGTCGAGCTTACCCTGGCGGGAGACGTTCTGCGTGAGGGCGGACTGCACCAGCTGCTTGACCTTGTCGGCGTCCTCCTCGGAGAGCCTGAGGCCTTCCTCCGTGACGCTGTCCTTCACCTGCTTGAGGTAGTCCTTGATGGCCTGCGACATCGTGGCGCCGTTCTGCCGGAAGTACTTCTCCAGATCCAGCGAGGTGTTGCGCATCAGCTGCCGGTACTGCTCCTGCAGCTCGGTTCGGGCTTCCAGGATCTGCTGCTCCAGGGCGGTGGTGTCCTCGCCGTACTTCTTCCGGATGGCCATCTCCTGCTCGAGGTGCGCGACGGTGAGGTCGCGCGAGCGGACGTTGTACTCCTCCTGAGTGAGGACGCCGCTGCGCAGCTGCTCCTCCAGGGCGAGCTGCTGGCGGGCGTAGGACTGGCTCAGGATCTCCAGCGCACGGTTCTCCACCTCCAGCTGCTGGTCCAGGATGGAAGACTCGACGGCGGTGGTGTCCTCGCCGTACTTCTCCATGATCTCCTTCTTCTTCTTCAGGGAGTCCTCGGTGAGGCGGGCGCTGCGCTCGTTGTACTCGGTCTGGGTGATCTCGCCGTTGAGCAGCTGCTGCTTCAGGATATTCTGCTGCTTGGCGGTGGCCCGCTCCATGGAGGCGATCTCGGTCTTCTGACGGCCCAGCTGGGCGTCCAGGACCTGGGAAGCGTAGGCGGCGGCGTTCTTCTCCAGGCCGGATATCTCCTTGGAGTACTTCCAGGTCACGCCCTCCTTGCGCTTGAGCGCCTGGACGGTGAGCGCGTAGGTCTTCTCCTCGTACTCCTCCTGGGTGATCTCCTGATCGAGCAGCTGCTTCTTCAGGATGTTCCCCCGGGAGGTCTGCCAGGCATCGACGCGGGCGAGGTCCTCGGAGTACATCTGCTGCTGGAGCTGCTGCTTGCGGCGGGCGTTGGCACGGTCGATCTCCGACTGGTCGGAGTCGCCGCGGTCCACGCCGGTGCGGGCTTCCACGTAGTTGGTGACGAGAGTGTCGTTGCCCCAGTTGTAACGGGTCAGAAGGTCCGCGGTGGCCTTGATGTTCTCGGGTGTGGCGGCGATGGCGTCGTTCAGTTCCGCGAGGCGCGCCTTGGCGTTCTCGATCGTGCGCTGTACCGCTTCCCAGACGCGCTTGTTGCCGGACATGACGCCGCGCCCGGCATTGGCGAGGATGTTCTCCTGAGTGGCCTGCTCGGCGAGCTGGGCGTTGTAGGCCTTAGCTGCGTCTATCTTGTCCTGGCTCAGCTGGTACTCGTTGATGAGCTTCTCCAGCTCCAGGAGCTCTTCGCTTTTCTCCTTCAGCCCGGTGGCCTGGGCGAGCTCCTTCTCCGCGGCCTTCAGGAGCTCCACCTGGTTCTCCTTGCGCATTACGGCGAGCTGCTTCTCCTTCTCGGCGGCATCCTCGAGGGCCTTGTAGCGCTGCGCCGCCGTGAGGGATTTGTCATAGGCCTGGGCCTGGAGGTCGTTGATCTCCTTCTGCATCCGGACCTCCTGGATGCGGTAGGAGTTCTCGCGCTCGAAGTTCTCGTCGCGGATCTGCTGTGCCTCGCGGGCGGCCTGCGCCGCGCCGCGGATATTCTCCAGGACGATGCCCTTGCCCAGGGAGAGGTCACGGAGGAACTGCTGCCAGCCGGCCTGCACGGCCTTGCGGGTCTCAGCGAACCGATCGCCCCATACCTGGGTGGCTTCGATCATCCCCTTGAAGGCGGCCTTCACCAGCTTGCCCGTGGCGCCTACGGCCAGGCCGATGAGCCCGGCCTTCGTGGCCAGGCGTCCGAACTGCCCGGAGAGGATGGTGCCGGTCTTGCGGGTGCCGCCGCCGAGCTCGCTGATGCGGTCCTCGGTGGCCTTGAGCTCCTTCTGGTAGGCGGCCAGGCGCTTGGTGTCGTGCAGACCGTCCATCTCCTTGCGGAGCTGCTTGGCGTGCTCGCGCAGCTGCTTGAGCGACATCTTCTGAATGCCCAGCTGCTTGGCATAGCCGTCGGCCTCTTTGTTGTATTTCTTGAGGGCCTTGACGTCGGCATTGAGGGAGGCCTCGAGGGCCTTGAACTCCGCGGTGTTCTCCTTGCCCTCCAGGCGCATCTTCATCAGCGCCTGGGTCGTCTGCTCGATACGGGCACGGGTCTCATCCGCGGCCTTCGTGATGGAGTTGAAGGCGTCCTCTGCCTGCCGGGCGGTCTGCTCGTCGAGCTCCACCCGGGCGGTCATGGTGACTATCTCGTTGTCTAATGCTCCCATGTCGGTGTTGTTTGCTTTGGGTTATGCGCAAAAGTACCGCCCGGCAGACGTATTCCATAGGACAGGCCGGAACCCGTCCCTGTCCCATGTCACCTGGTAGAGCGGGAGGTGAACTCCCTGATCATGAAGGAAGGAAGGACCGAGCGCAGGCGCCGGACGGTGGCCGCCTTGAGGTAGCCATAGACGTATTTGTTGTAGATGGGGGTGTAGTTGGTCTTCTTCTTCCCCTGCCGGACCTTCTTCAGGACCTTGCGGCCGCCGCGGATGACGGTCTTGTCGGCCGTCTGGGTCTTGATCGCGGCGCGCTTCATGTCCAGGAAGCGGATATAGAGGGGATAGGTGACCGTCACCTGCATGGCGTTCTCGTCCACGCGGGCCGGGCCGCCCAGGAACTGGTTCAGCCGGCCGGTGCGCTCGTTATAGACGGCATGGGAGATAGAGAGCTGCTTGTGCAGCAGGTCCTCGGACTGCTCCCGGAAGAAGCCGCCGATGCTGTGCTTGAACTCGTCGAACATAGTGCGCTGTGTTTTGCGCAAAGGTCGGGAGCGGCCGGGGCAAAGCAAAGGACCGCCGCGATATCACATCGGAGCGGTCCCGCAGAAGCAGGAAAAAAAATAAAAACCTGCTATGGCTGGAACGGGGTGCGGACGTAGGCGAGCACCCGGTCGAAGTCGTCGCCCTCCGGCATCAGGAGGGCGAGGGCCTCGAAGATGGTATCGCGCAGCTGCACGGCGGTGCGGCGGTGCGTGGCGGGCCTGGTGATGGAGAAGCCGGGCCTGCCCTTCTCGCCGGTGACCACCGGCTCGGCAGGGGCGGCCGCCTCGCTGACGGCCATCATCAGGGCGGCCTCCAGCAGCTGACGGAGGCAGTCCATGGAGGTAGGGACGGAGGTGGTGTTCTCGATCATGGCTCAGTCCTCCTTCGCTTCGTCGGTGAAGAGTTCCTTCTCGGCCGCCTCGCGGAGCTGCTCGAGGAAGGAGTCGGCGCGGCCCTCGAAGTCCATCTCCGTGCGGAG